TATATATGTTCCTCCAATATTTTTATAACCTAATTTAATAAAGGCGTTATGTTTTCTTTCAACGTCTTTACCTTGTGTTATTTCGCATAAAGCAGTTAATCTTTTACTTTCTGCATATTCTTTAAAAACTATCATCATAGCTCTAAAGATATGAAAATTACGATATTTAGGATTTACATGAAGCCATAAACTTCTTAAAAATCTTTTGTCGCTATACCATGTTTCATCTACAGCGGCAGCCATAGTTCCTATAATAACATTTTCATATTCTACTACTATAACAAAACTATTCTTAATGTAAAATATAATATGATCTAACAATTTCTTGTTATTTACGTTACCAAAGTTATATGGTGATTCTGGCAACCACGTTTTCAAAAGCTCTCGTACCCTAACTGCGTCATCAATACGAGCTTGCCTTATTTTGTACTTATCTTTTTCCATCAGGTCTTATATTTATTCTTATTGTACCAAATCTCCAATTATCGCCTACATCAGTATTTTCAATTCTAAGACTAGATTGTCTACCTCTAGTTCTAGTATTAAAAAATCTTGTTGAATTGTTTACTGTGATGGCCTCTCCAGAAGTTCTTGAATCATTAGGATAATCTCTTGTTTTAAGAGTAATTATAGCATTTCCTTCCATATTTTGAAAATCTGGAATTACTTTATTTATAAAACTAAATGTTTCTCCATCAGCAATATCTCCATCTCCAGATTGTATAAAAGCAGCCAATGCAGAACCATCTGCATCTACACCTTCTTCATGTCTGTATATTAAACTTCTTCCTTGAGTTAAACCATTGATAGTAGTATAAGTGTTAACAGTTGAATTTGGAAAATATTCAGTTCCTAAAGGATTTAGTTCAACTCCATTATCTTGATATGTTGATCTTGCTAAATTACCAAAATACCAACTGTTTTCTAAATAATTATAAATAACATATCTATCAATTTGATCAGAATTACTAGAACAATAATACCATATTATTTCTGAAAAATTTGAAGTTTGACCTGCATATACTTGCGAATATTGAGTTTTATTTATATCATCAAATACATAATTTAAAACACTACAAGGTATTTCTTGTACAGCACCTGCATATCTAAAAAATTGTCCATCTGACATCCAGTATGCAATATCATCTACAACAATAGCTGAATTTAATCCTACTGATCCACAATCATTACCAAGTTGTCTAAAACCAAATATAAAAGGTGGACCAATAAAAGACATCGAGTGCATTGTAGTATCTGTCCATATTAAAATTGTACCCTTTGCAGGTTTTGCACATCTTATTTCACTTCCTCCTGCAATCCTTTGAGATCCAGCTGAATTTGTTGCGTTTGCAGTAAAGGAATTAAAATTTTCTTGATCACTAAATCTTATGAACATTTTATCTTGTGTAGATGAATCTCCTATTGTTGTTTCTGTACCCATACAAATTAAGTGTCTTGTCTCTGTTGATACTACTGATAATGAGCTTGAAGTAGGTGCATTAGCTATTACTGTTGCTGGATTATTACTCATTCCATCACCAGTATTCCAAAGATAAGTTTTACCATCACGTTGCGTTATAATTAAATCTTCACCCCAGTTATTCATTGACCATTGTCTCATATCAAGAGTTACATTAGAAGTTGATCTAGGAGTTGACCAAGTGCTTAAATTCCAAGTAGCAGTTCCCCAACCAAAACCAAAAGTTTGTTTATCTGGTCCAGTTGATATTTGATATGATATATCGCAATTACCTGTTGTGGTAACATTTGCATTTGCAGTACCACTAGAAGATATTAAATATGCATCAGCATTTGTTATTTCTATAATTTCATATTGTGAATCTAAAGAAGAATTAGAAATACCTCCTATATTTGTAGGATCAGTATTAGAAATAGTTATAAAATCACCTAATTGTGCAGTATGAGAAGCATGATTAACAGTAACATTTGAACTTCCAGTAGTTGTGTTAAATACATTTGATAAAGTATTCGACTGTCTAATAGGAGTTATATCTGCATTATCTCCTCCTCTATACACATAAACTTTTCTATCTGTACCTAAACCTTCATATCTAGTTCCATCATTATCTAACCATTGATGTAAAGCTCTTCCTACTCCTACATAATAATCTTGACTAAATTTTTCCCATCCGCCTATTTTTTGAGGTAGACCTTTTCTAAATCTTACTTTATCACAATTAGACCATCTACCTTCAGCACCTGTTTCGGTGTTTTCAGTATCAATTCCAGGTAAAAAATTTAATTGAGTTAATGGCATAGTTTTGAATTATATAATAAAAATCAAAGAAATATAGTGTTATTTTTTGATATTTAAACAATAGGAAGCCAGTTAAAATTTATAACTATTCTTACTTTACTTCCAGAAGTATGTCTTTTTACACCATGATCTAAAGTAATTGGAAAAAGAACTAATCTATTTTCCTTAGATTTAACTTGTTGGCCATTACAAAATACTGTAGCTCCATTATTAGTATTTACATAATAAACTGCTGCCATGCCTTCTTTATTTAAGGAATCTTTATGAAAAAAATAATTTTGATTTTTTTCTTTAGTTGGTAAAGTTAAATTAGCTTTTATACGTGTAAGAATTCTAACAGGTGGGTCAAATCTATCTAAAATAGGAAACATATATTTAAAAAAATCAGATTGTATTACATTATATTTTCCATGCCAATCATTATAATGAGAGTCATAAAAAGTGTGTACGAATTGAATGTAAGAGTTATCTTTTTCTTCAACAGCATAATCATTGTAAAACCAATTAAAAGCTGGAGATAATAATAATTTTTTAATATATTTAAAATTTTTAAGCGGTAAAAAATCATCTATGATTTTTATTTCTTTAATATTATGTTCCATTCTAATTTATTTATTAAATCTTTTAAATTAACAGTTTTTAATTTATGTTGTATAATATGTTGTACTACTTCTTGTGTATCAATTAATACCCAATTTAATTTAGTTTCAAGTAAAATTTTATCAGATTTAGATTTATTTGTAACTCTCTTTCCAATTAAATTATTAGGTAATTTTTTTAAAAAACTTATATCAAATTTTAAAAACTGATTAGAATGTTTTTTTATAATTCCTTTAATTTGCCAGTCTTGTTTTTCTTCTTCTTTACTGGCCCAAGTTACAGAAGTTAAATATTTATTTACAAATTTAGTGTACATGAAAATTAAAAGAGATAGATATTCTTTCTTTTTTGTTTTTATTTCTAGTTACAAAATGCTCAAGAGTAGATGGAAATAAAATAAATAATCCTTCTCTTGGTTGTATACAATATCTTTTACTTATATATTGATTTACAGGATATTGAAAAACAATTACTCCAGCATCTTTAGGAACACTTACATAATATACTCCTGACACTTGAGGAGATTTTTCTAAATTATTTATTGTAGCATGGTGATGTAAATTAGTAGAATGATTTTTATCATGTATATGTCCCCAAAATTGTTCTAGTATTAAATTACGTTTATATTTTAAAAAATATTGTTCGTTAATATTATTTAACATTTTTTCTAGTTCTGGATGATTAGGAATATCGGAATCTTCTGATAAAGTATCGGTATCATCTTTTCCTCTATTTCTACTAATATAATGTTTATATTTTAAACAATGTTTTTTTAATATTTTATTATTAATATTTTTTATCTCGCCTATTTCTATAGTAGTTTTAGTAAGTATTAATTCTTCCATTATTTAAATCTAGGTCCTGTTAGCCAAGCAACTAATGAACATCTTTCTCCTTTAGTTACTGGAGTCACTTCATGCATAACGTAAGATGGAAATAAATAAACATTACCTATTGTTCTATCTAGTTTTATTGGATTGTCATTTATATAAAGATGAATATCTCCTCCTTCATATTTTTTTGGATCAGTTAGTTGAACAATTAGAGATAATTTTCTTACAGAACCATTAAGACATTTATCAATGTGTTTTCCATACTTACCTCCTGGTGCTTTGTATTGTGTAAATTGTATAGCTTCTCCAAAACCATATAAATCAAAATTAAAATATTTATTATTAATTTCAGTTACAATATCTGTTAGTTTCTTATATGTCTCTTGTAATTCTAAACTAGGTGTTAACCAAGAAACTTTACTCTTTCTT